AAGTCGCTGTCGTTCTCAAAATCGGTGGAGCTGCATGACAAAGTCATCGGGCATTATCTGAACATAAAACACTATCAATAAGTTGGAGTCATTACCTGCTAGTTCATACAGATGTCCTCGATACTATCAGAGTGTAGTTTTGCTCTCAAGCATCAATGTGATAGCTGGTATGGCAACTAGGAAAGAAAAAGAGTTGGGTGAATTTTGGGAAAGAACCACTTTCTCATCTTTATGTGATGAAGAAGTCCCTACAGTTACTACAAAAGAATATGGCGGCCTTGCATCAGTTAGTAATTTTTGCCCAGAAATATCATTTAGATATTTACACTACTACGCCGATTATATGTGTAAATATGTTGATGAGATAGATCAGGACACTGGCAGGCGTATTGCGGAAAAAGATAATTTAGAAAATGATTGGAAATATACATGGATGTCAGTCAATCCTAAATTTTATTTAGATTGCGATGTTTTTGAAAGTGTCAAAAATTTCAATGAAGAATTGGCTAGTGATTACTTAAAAAGATTGCACCCAAATATCGTTCAGCAAATAGATAGAATGAATAATTGCTTGGATAATAATGATCCGGCAGGTGCACTGCACGCAGCCTCTAATATTTTAGAAACTATGGCTAAGGAAATCACTCAAAACCCGAATGTGGCAAATGAGTCATTGGGTGGTTTTTTTAAACAGTTCGAAAAAATGTCAAAATTACCTAAGAATCTTATTGATGCTGTTAAAGATATTTATGATTTACGCAACAAATTACCTACTGCTGGACACGGAAGCTTGAACAAGCCTGAATTGACTATGGTAGAAGCTATAACTATTGCGGCAATGACAAAGGCGATTTTAGAAATTGAATATCGAAGCAAAGCCATCTAACAAACCAAATTATGTGGTTCAAATTCCCGCTACACTTCTGTGTTGCCGCCAGCGTCTACTTATCGCTGTGAGTTCAACGGGTGATGATGCGTTAGAGATCTCTGAATCGATTGAAGTCTAAGGTTGTCAGGGCTGTAACAGCAGCCCTGTGTCATGAATGGATTGCATATTAATTGACGAAGAACAGACTAATATCATCGATAGCTGTTTTCAAAAATAGACCAATAACAAACTGAGATGTTATCGTATTCATTTCGATGATTGATCCAGATGTGTATATAACCATTGAAAGAGTTTTCTAATTTTTGTGATAGTATCTTTTAAATAATTTAAGGAGATTATTATATTATTTTCATTGTTTAATGAAAGAGTAGGTGTTTTATCAATGATATTTTTTAAGGCTACAGCTGTGCTCATTTTTTTAATGTCTCCATTAGCATGAACTATGCAATTCCTTACTTTGTTAAACTCTGTCATGAATTGCCACTCTTGTGACAGGCCAAAGTTTATATCCATTAATTTTGTTAAATATCTTTTTGCTTTGTGGATGCCATCACCATTAAAATCGGTTACTGATATATTGGTGTTTACAATCCTTTGACATATATTGCAATAGTCGTTTAGGTTGTGCTCTAAGCATGAGTATAAAGATACCAAAGCAGATTTATTAAAAATATTTGGTTGTATGTTAACTAAGAAATCATATTGCTCTGAATAATAGTCTTCTAAGTAATTAATATAATCGTCAGGAGCATTCTTTTTTTCATCTTCATATGCTTTTTTTAATTCCGCTAAGTCAACTCTGTTTTGGCCGCCTGCTCCTAGGATATATTTTTCGAAATCATCAATCTGCGCTTCAAGTGAATATCTTGATAGCTGTGCGAAAAGTTTGTATTTACTCATCGGTATGCCATTCCTTTTTAATTATAAACCTTTGGATTAAAAGGTGCTGAAAATAGTAACTCATTATTTTTGTTTGTAAAGGGGGTATTGTTTTTACTAGATCAAGATAAAACAATGGGAATATCCGCTTTTCGCTCACAGCGGACTTTCATCTTTGTAAACCCGTATGATTAGCTTTTCAGCGGTCATTCAGATACGGATTTACGCTTCCCTTGGCTGTGCATGACTATGACGCATGAGATCGCATGATCGTTAGAGGATCGTTTTTGCTGAGGCCAGCCAGAACTGGCGTGCTTTTGCTTATGTCGTGCAGGTGCATGAAAACCACTACATAAAGCGGGCAGGCGTGGCGGGGATACGATTGCGCGCTAGGTATAAGTGTGTAAAATAATTCCAAAATAAATCATCCTAATGAAGTGAGAGGGTAATAATGTTAGTCAAGAAAAATAAAAATTATAGTTTATATTTTTTAATTACAAATAATCAACAGATATCTGATTCTGGTAATTATATAAAAATAGTCCCATCAAGAAGCGATTGGAATGATTTTGGATATTTGAGTAGAGTCGAAATATCTATTTTTAATAAAAAAGAGTGTAAGGATATAATTTCACTGAATGGTTATATTGGTTTTTTGAATTCAGAGGAGGAACGAAATGGAAAAGCAGAACTGATAAGGCGAGTGAAGAAAAAGGAAGAATCTAATTTAAAGGATGAGGGGTTTAATGATTATTTTGTCATGCTTCAGGATATGAATAATTATCGAAGACTAGTAAGATTTTTTGGGGTGAATGAATCCAAATATATATTAAATTTCATTAATGATGTTGTTTCTAAGAAAAGTGACGCTAGTGCAGAGAATTTGAGGAAAAAAGCAATCTCTTCTGATATCTTTAATAAATCTTTCATTAGAGAGTCTGAGTCGTATTTTACTTTCAAAAATGCAGGAACAGTTCTTTCCGGTATTCAATATGAGGAGTTGGGTAATTTATCACAGCACATCAAGATTAGCTATTCGAATAAAGTTAATGAAGAAGATGTATCTTATGTTTTTAATTTTGATCACGAGCATGATTTACCAAAAAGAATTTCCATAATTATAGGCGAGAATGGTGTAGGAAAAAGCCAAACGCTTAGAGAAATCGCATTGGCTGCGATTAAAGGAAAGGATAATTTGGTGGCTGTAGTTGATTCTAACGGTGTGAGCATTGAAGAACGAATTCAAATTAGTAGGCTCATTGCTTTTTCTCCAACAAATGAAAGTAAGTGTTCATTTCCAACCGATAAAAGAATAAAATCATTGATATGGTACAAAAGATTGACTTTAAATCGTGAATCAAAATCCAAATTAAACTTGAATGATTTAATAGTGCAACTAGCGAGGAGTAACGACGCTATCGGCTATAATCAAAGGTGGAATATATTTGTTGATGCACTGAGTGTTCTAAATAGTAACAACGATTTAGTAATCAAATGTAGCGGTGAAAATTCACCATTTGTTAAATTAAATGAGCTTAATTCTCGAGGCGAAGAATCCAGACTATCATTATATTCTGAAATTATTCTCTCTGGCGAGCCTTTGAGGCTTGTTGAAAATAAATGTTACCCTTTGAGTAGTGGGGAAATATCGTTTATTAAGTTTTGTGTACAAGTCTGTTTGTATATTGAGAATGGGACTCTTCTATTAATAGATGAGCCAGAAACACATCTCCATCCTTCATTTATTAATAAATTTATGGCATTGCTTGATAATTTATTAGAAAAGACAGGCTCTTCAGCTATCATAGCAACGCATTCGGTTTATCTTGTTCGGGAGGTTTTTAAGGAGCAAGTGACAATACTCAGAAGACGAGATGATGGGGTAATTGTTAGCGAAAAACCGAGATTGAGTACTTTTGGGGCGAATATAGGAAATATCTCATATTTTGTTTTCGGTGAGAGTGAACCAACTCAAATTTTAAATAAAGTAAAAAATAATATAATTGCAAAGAATATGTCTTGGGATGATGTTGAATCTAAATATAGCGAGGACTTATCACTTAATGTATTAACTGCGTTGAGAAATGAAATAGGTAATTGAAATGAATAAATTAAAAAGACCTGTTTTTAAAGATTATTCTGCATTTAAAAAACTATCTGCAAATAAGAGATTAAAACATCATTCTGTTCTGAATGGACAGGATACATTTATACTTAATGCATATAGATCGTACATAAAGAATAAAGGATATCTTAATGTCAATTCTTGTGGCGTATTGAGTAACAATATTGCTGAAGCTTTGAAATATTATTATAACAATCCCGCAAAGTGTTTATCTATAATTGATGATATAAGAGCAGCTAATTCTAACTCTCTATGTCCAATGTGTGGTTCAATGCATAGCGGGACTTTGGATCATGTTTTACCCAAGGAAAACTATCCAGAATTTTCTTTATTCACTAAGAATTTGGTTCCTGCTTGCAAATGTAATACTTTCAAAAGTACTACTATAGCTAATTCTGCAGGCCATCGGATGCTGCATCCATATTTTGATAATATATTAAAACAAAGATTAATATGTGCTAATTTTTCTAAATTAGGGCGAACACCTACAATTGATGTAAAAATCATAATTGACCCAATGTCACCAGAATATAACAATGTTAAGTATCATCTTGATAATGTTGTTATCAAGAATAATATTAAGGGGTATTTGTCTGAACAATGGGAGTCGTTTTACTTATATCCTGAGCTTGTTATTAGAGGACTGAATAAGAGTCTTTCTACTTATAGCGATGTATATGAGTTGTTGACTCGCGAGTTGTTGCTGTTGGATGAAAAACATAAAGGTAAAAATAATTGGAATTCGGTTTTTGTAGCTGGGTTAATTCGACCTGATGTGATTAGGTGGATACTCTGTGAATTACATTTAGGTAACAGAAGTCCAGACGGTCGTCTCATATGATTTTTTGCATCTTCAGCGTGTATCTGCACGCTGAAGAAATTCATAAAAACTGCTGGCTATTAATAACTTTTTTTAGTTGTGTTAAAGAACCTCATTTAGTTATTACGTTAAGTAGCTAGTTTATAACTATCAAATTTAACAATGTTCTCACTTACCAATTTATTTATTTCCATCATTCTTTTTTGTAACGGTATTAACTCGTTACGTACAAACACCAGGCTCGCCTTCTCCACATCCCCAAACCCCCCGACATTATTAGGCATAATCCCCATCATTTGCGGTGGCACACGATGCGCCGCCATCATGTCATCCCGGCTCACGTTCTTGATGTTCAGAAACTCATCCTTCGCCGCGACTTCTGACAACGGGATGATCTGAAGCCCGTCCTTTTTGCCGTTAGGCGAGTACATAAACAGATTGCGGAAGTTACCTGGTCCTTTGGCGCTTTTCATCGCATTGCGGAGGTTGTTCACATCCTCCTGGTTTTGCGCGGCATCGGTCATGTACATGATGAAGCCTGCATGACTGCCGTTAATGTAATACTTTCGGCGGAACAGCGTGGCGGACTCGTTGAGCAGGGCTGACGGAATGGCAGAAAGGTAACCTGGCAGGCCGTAGATCTCCTGGTTGATGTCCGGTTCCATCAGATGAAAAATGCTGCCTTTCGTGAACTGATACGGCTGGGTTGTCATACCGTATTGCACAAACCAGTAGGTATCCAGGTCTAACCCGCGTCGGGTGTATTTTGCCAGAGCAGGCTCAAGAGCGATGACCTCTCCGAACCGGTTTGTGCGTTTCTCCAGGTAAGCGTTACCAAATACCAGATAATCCTGCACAAAACGTGAAAAAGCCTGCTGGCTGAGCAGCGGGTGAGGGATGTAGGTACTGGTCAGAATGTTGCACTTTACTGCAATCGGGGAGCTATGATGTACGGCAGCGCGGAAGGTTCGCGCCAGTCCGTCAAAACTCACTGGCGGCTCATACCAGCGATCTGTCTGTACGCATTCCACATAGTCCAGTAGTTCACGGCGGTCCAGAACCGGAACGGGATCGCCGAAGCTGAATGCTTCGGCTGAAGCCTGGTTTTTATGCTGGATCTGTTTCGTCGACGCAGCGCGGTTTTTCTTAATCTTTCCCATCAAAAAATCTCCACAATATTGCTGGTATTGGCGGATTCGCCCTGCAGCGGTTCGTTAAACAATGCGTGCATCGTTGCCCAGGCCAGATCGGCGTGGCTGGCTTCTTCGCTGCGGCTGGCTTCATAGGTTGGGCGGTTGCCACTGGCGGTGGTGGCGCGACGGATTGCCATGAATGACTGCGCAATGTCGGTGTGCCCGGCGTCAAACTCCAGACGGCGGTGGCTGATAATGTCGTAGGCCTTGAGTACCAGGGCGTTTTTAACGTTGGGGTTGTAGACAAACTCCCGGACGGCAGGAAAGAACGCTTTCACGTTCTCATAAACCCCGTGACCAACGCCGGTCGAGTCGATACCGATGTATGTCACGTTGTACTGTTCAGTCAGTTTTTTGATGGCATCAGCCTGGGCGCGAAAGTCCATCCCGCGCCACTGGTGACGCTCAAGAATGCGGAACTTGCCGCCCGGCACGGCTGGCGGAGCCACCACCACGCATCCGGCACTGTCGCCGTTCTGCGTACCTTTTGCCGGGTCATAACCGATCCACACTTCGCGCCAGCCAAACGGGCGCAGGGCCAGTGCATGAAAATCGGTCCAGACTTCCCAGCTGTCCACCATACACGCCTGCAGTTCGCTGAGCGGGAACACGGACGCGAGATCGTCCACAAACTCGCACATCAGCAGGTTCTGGTATTCGTCCGGGCTGTACTCCATGCGCAACTGGTCAAGGTCGAACAGGTTACAGCCGCCGCGCACTGCATCTTCCACGGTGACTATCTGGCGGTACTGCCCGTCTGCGCACAGCAGGCCGGGGGCCAGATTGCTGTGGGACAGGTCGATGTCCACCTTATCGGCTTTATTGCGCCCACGGTTGAACAGCGCACCGGACCAGAACGGATAAGCACTGTGTGTCAGGCTGGATGGCGTGGAAAAATAGGTTTGTCGCCATTTTTTGTGGATAGCCATACCGGAAGCCACTTTGCGCAGCTCCTGGAATTTCGGTATCCAGAAATATTCATCCAGATACAGGTTGCCGTGGTAACTCTGGGCCGTGCGGGCATTGGTGCCGAGGAAGTAAAGCGTGGCTCCGTTAGGAAGCACCATCGGATCGCCTTTCAGCTCCACCTCGACTTCTTTGGCGAAGTCTATGATGTACTGCTTAAAGACGTGAGCCTGTGCCTTGCTGGCGGAAAGAAAAATCTGGTTACGTCCGGTAAGCAGAGCGTCAATCAGGGCTTCACGGGCAAAGTAAAAGGTCGCGCCGATCTGGCGTGACTTCAGCAGGTTGCGGATGCGGTTGGTTTTTCCGGCTTCCCACCAGTGGCGCTGGTAGTTAAACATGGAGGAATGGAAGATTTCTTCCAGCTTCTCAATCTGCTCATCGGTGAAAACATTCTTTTCCGGCTGACGGCGCGGGCCTTTGTTGCGGTTGGCGACGTTAGGGTTTAAGTCGGCTTCGTTGCCGCCATTGTTAAACTTGCCGATCCGCGCGTGGCGCTCCGACTGGCGCGCCAGCAGGTCAATTTCTTTGAAATCTTTCCCTTCTTTGTGCTCCTTCATAATGAGCTGGCAGTAGCGTGCGGCGGTGGTGAGCTGCATCTGATCCAGCGGCCCATAGTCACCCCACTTGTCGCGTTTTTTCCAGCTGTGAACGGTTGCAACTTTCTCGCCCAGCATTTCAGCAATGCGGGCGACGCGGTATCCCTGAAAGTACAGCAGCATGGCCTGCCGACGGGGATCGAGATCTGCGGGTGTCAGTGTGGTGTTCATGGCACAAACCTACAGCCTTGAATGACGGCTTTCCCCGCCTGCGGTTTGTGTGGTTGTCGGTACAAATACCGCGCATTGTTTCACTGCCCCCATCACCGCAACCATAAGGCTCCAGTAAGTTTTTTCTAACGGAGCACGGCTCATGACAGTGAAAGCAAAGCGTTTTCGCATCGGGGTGGAAGGTGCCACCACCGACGGACGCGAAATCCAGCGTGAATGGCTGGAACAGATGGCAGCCAGCTACAACCCGGCAATGTATACCGCGCTGATTAACCTTGAGCACATCAAGTCTTATCTGCCGGACAGCACCTTTAACCGCTACGGCAAGGTGACGGCGCTGTTTGCTGAAGAAATCACGGAAGGTCCGCTGGCAGGCAAGATGGCGCTGTATGCCGACGTTGAGCCAACAGAATCTCTGGTGGAGCTGGTGAAAAAAGGCCAGAAATTATTCACCTCTATGGAAGTCAGCCCGAAGTTTGCTGATACGGGCAAAGCCTACCTGGTTGGCCTGGCTGCCACTGATGATCCAGCCAGTCTGGGTACGGAAATGCTGACATTCAGCGCCTGTGCAGCCCATAACCCGCTGGCAAACCGCAAGCAGAATTCCGCCAATCTTTTTACCGCTGCAGAGGAAACGGTGATCGAACTGGAAGAAGTCCAGGATGACAAACCATCCCTGTTTGCCCGCGTCACGGCGCTGTTTACCAAAAAAGAGCAGTCCGATGACGCCCGGTTCTCTGATGTGCATAAGGCCGTGGAGCTGGTCGCCACTGAGCAGCAGAACCTGAGCGCACGCACCGAAAAATCCCTGTCTGAGCAGGAAGAACGCCTGTCTGAGCTGGAGACTGCCCTGCAGGCACAGCAAACCGCCTTTAACGAACTGGTGGACAAGCTGAGTCATGAAGACAGCCGCCAGGACTACCGCCAGCGTGCAACAGGCGGTAACGCCCCCGCTGACACTCTGACCAATTGCTGATGGAGCATAAAACCCGATGAAGAAGAATACCCGCTTTGCTTTTAACGCTTACCTGCAGCAGCTGGCGCGTCTGAACGGTGTGGCAGTTGAAGAACTGTCCAGCAAGTTCACCGTGGAGCCGTCTGTGCAGCAGACGCTGGAAGACCAGATCCAGCAGTCCGCCGCTTTCCTGACGCTGATTAACGTCACGCCAGTGACTGAGCAGTCCGGTCAGCTGCTGGGGCTGGGTGTTGGCAGCACCATTGCCGGAACCACTGACACCACCGCGAAAGAGCGTGAACCTGTCGATCCGACGCTGATGGTCGATGTGGAATATAAATGCGAACAGACCAACTTTGATACGGTGCTGACCTACGCGAAGCTGGACCTGTGGGCGAAGTTTCAGGATTTCCAGGTGCGTATCCGTAACGCCATCGTGAAACGTCAGGCACTGGATCGCATCATGATCGGCTTTAACGGCGTGAAGCGAGCGAAAACCTCCAACCGTAGCGAAAACCCGCTGCTGCAGGATGTGAACAAAGGCTGGCTGCAGAAAATCCGTGAGGATGCACCGGATCACGTCATGGGCAGCACCACCACGGGCGGTGAAATCACACCGGGTGCGGTGAAAGTCGGGAAAGGTGGCGAATATGCCAACCTGGACGCCGTGGTGATGGATGCGGTCAATGAGCTTATCGACGTGGTCTACCAGGACGATGACGATCTGGTGGTGATTTGCGGTCGTGAGCTGCTGTCTGACAAGTATTTCCCGCTGGTCAACAAAGAGCAGGAAAACAGTGAAAAACTCGCTGCCGATATGATCATCAGTCAGAAACGCATGGGTGGCCTGCAGGCCGTGCGTGCGCCGTTCTTCCCGCCGAATACGCTGCTAATCACCCGTCTGGATAACCTGTCCATCTACTGGCAGGAAGACACCCGCCGCCGTTCAGTTATCGACAACCCGAAACGTGACCGGATTGAAAATTTTGAATCCGTTAACGAAGCCTATGTGGTTGAGGACTACCGCTGTGCTGCACTGGTGGAAAACATCCAGATTGGCGATTTTAGCGCCGCTGCAGCCGAAGCCGGAGCGTAACCCATGAGCCTGAGTCCCGCACGGCAGCATCGCCTGCGCGTTCAGGCTGAACAGGCCGCCCGTGAGGGCGGCAGCGTTCGCCACGCGTCGGGCTATGACCTGATGCTGCTGCAACTGGCGGAAGACCGCCGCCGTCTCAAGGGCGTTCAGTCCACGGTCAAAAAAGCGGAAATCAAAGTGGAGCTGCTGCCGAAGTACGCCGCCTGGGCGGAGGGTGTCCTGGCTGCCGGAGGCGCACAGCAGGATGACGTGCTGATGTATGTGATGCTGTGGCGCATTGATGCCGGAGATTATGCCGGGGCGCTGGAGATCGGGCGTCATGCCCTGCGTCATGGCTGGGTGATGCCGCTGGGTAACCGCAACGTGCAGACCGTGCTGGCAGAGGAAATGGCAGACGCAGCGCAGAGCGCAATGCTTGCCGCCACCGGCTTTGATGCTGATCTGTTGCTGCAGACGCTGGAGCTGACAGACGGTCTGGATATGCCGGACCAGTCACGGGCGCGTCTGCATAAAGCGATTGGTGCTGTCCTGAGTGAAAGCAATCCGGCTTCCGCCCTTAATCATCTCAACCATGCGTTACAGCTCGATCCCCGCTGTGGCGTGAAAAAAGACAAACAGCAGCTGGAGCGCAGACTGCGCAATGACAGCCGCTGACAGAACGTGCCCCCGCGCACGGGCGGCACGGGGTGGCGAAAGGCACTGCCACATCAAAACCCCGTCCACCGCCCTTTATTTCAGGAGAAAGCAGCATGAAGTTTGTTGCGCCAGAACAGGCACCGGAACAGGCGGAAATCATCAGAAATACGCCGTTCTGGCCTGATGTGGACCTGTCGGAGTTTCGCAGTGTCATGCGCACTGACGGCACGGTGACGCAGCCGCGTTTAAAGCAGGTTGCGCTGTCGGCAATTTCGGAGGTCAACGCAGAGCTGTATGAGTTTCGCAGACGCCAGCAGATGCTGGGGTATGCCTCGCTGGCAGAAGTCCCGGCGGAACAACTGGACGGCAAAAGCGAGCGCATTCAGCACTATTTCAACGCGGTTTACTGCTGGGCACGCGCCATGCTCAACGAACGTTACCAGGACTATGACGCCACGGCATCCGGTGCGAAGCGGGGCGAGGAACTGGCGGAAGCAAGCGGTGATTTATGGCGTGACGCCCGCTGGGCCATCAGCCGGGTGCAGGATGCGCCGCACTGCACAGTGGAGCTTATCTGATGAAAGTGCGTGCGCATCAATATGACACGGTGGACGCACTTTGCTGGCGTCATTACGGGCGCACGCAGGGTGTCACGGAGCAGGTACTGAAGGCAAATCCGGGGCTTGCCGAATATGGCCCCTTTTTACCTCACGGGCTGCAGGTGGAGCTGCCGGACATTCCGACCACCACCACCGTGCAGACCGTCCAGCTATGGGACTGAATTATGACGCTTGAGCGAATCAGCGCCTTTATCACGTACTGCATCGCCGTTGTGCTGGCCTGGCTGGGCGATTTGTCCATCAAGGATGCCTCAACGCTGGGCGGCCTGATGATTGGTGTGCTGATGCTGGCTATCAACTGGTACTACAAACACAAAGCCTACCAGCTTCTGCGCGACGGGCAGATCTCGCGGGAGGACTATGAATCCATCAATCGTTAAACGCTGCCTTGTCGGGGGCGTGCTGGCTATTGCTGCCACGCTGCCGGGTTTTCAGCAGCTTCACACCTCCGTGGAGGGGCTGAAACTGATTGCCGATTACGAAGGCTGTCGTCTGCAGCCGTATCAGTGCAGCGCGGGTGTCTGGACCGACGGCATTGGTAATACATCGGGCGTCATTCCCGGCAAAACAATCACGGAACGACAGGCAGCAGAAGGGCTGATCTCCAACGTGCTGCGTGTGGAGCGGGCACTGGAAAGGTGTGTGAAGCAACAGCCACCACAGAAGGTGTATGACGCTACGGTGTCGTTTGCCTTCAACGTGGGGACGGGCAATGCCTGTAGTTCCACGCTGGTGAAATTGCTCAATCAGCGGCGCTGGGCGGATGCGTGCCGACAGTTGCCGCGCTGGGTTTATGTAAAAGGTGTGTTTAATCAGGGGCTGGATAACCGCCGTGCGCGGGAGATGGCTTGGTGTTTACAGGGAGCAAACTGAAATGAAAAAGAAATTAATCAGCGGACTGTTTCTGATGTTATGGATGGCGCTGTTAGTCGCAGCAATGGTGTATCCGCAGGGGATTTTTCCGGTACTGGCAGTGTCCGGCGTTTGGGTAGCCTGTTTGCTGACATGGGCGGTAATTCCTGTAGCACTGGCTGCGTTAATTAAGAATGGCCCGCTCTGGCAGGAGTTAAGGGCATCTTTGCTGAAGACAATTACCCGAAAAGAAAACGTATTTATCACCTGGGTGATGCGATTGCTGATTGTTGTAAGTCTCGCTTGGACGGGGTGGGCTATTACCCTGGTCTTTTATCTACTGACCGTTATTGCCTTCTGGATCACCCGTAATCAGATGGCGCAACAGGTAGCAGCATGAACCGGTTGCTGCTGGTTGTGCTGGCGTTATTACTGGCGGCGCTGGGCTGGCAGACGTGGCGGCTGGCTGATGCCAGCCAGACCATTAGCACGCAGGCAGACGAGCTGCAGAGCAAAAGCCAGGCACTGGCAAAGAGCAACAGCCAGCTTATCAGCCTGTCCATTCTGACTGAAACCAATAACCGGGAGCAGGCGCGGCTCTATGCCGAAGCAGAACAGACCAGCGCGCTGCTGAGACAACGACAACACCGGATCGAGGAACTGAAACGTGAGAACGAGGATTTACGCCGCTGGGCTGATACTCCTTTGCCTGCTGACATTATCCGGCTGCGGGAACGTCCGACGCTCACCGGAGGTGCAGCTTACCGTCAGTGGTTGTCCGCGAGTGACGCCGTGTCGGCTGGATCAGGCAGCGCCGCGCACTAACGGTGATCTGAACGCGTTGCTGGATGAAACGGAGGCCGCCTGGGCGGTCTGTGCAGACAAAGTGGACATGATTATTGCGTGTCAGGAGCGAAACAGTGAACAAACCACAATCCCTGCGCCACGCCCTAAATAAAGCGGTGCCTTATGTCCGCAATAACCCGGAAAAACTGCATCTGTTTGTGGATAACGGTTCGCTGGTTGCCACGGGGGCCAGCTCCATGTCGTGGGAGTACCGTTACACCCTGAACGCGGTGATTGAGGATTTCAGCGGCGACCAGAATCTGTTGATGGCCCCGGTTTTACTGTGGCTGAGGGATAACCAGCCCGATGCCATCAATAACCCGGCGTTACGGGAAAAACAATTCACCTTTGAGGTGGATATTCTGCGCAACGATGTCTGTGATATCAGCTTGAACCTGCAACTGACGGAACGTGTGCTGGTCAGCACTGACGGCAGTGTGTCGAGCGTTGAAGCTGTAGCGGAACCCGATGAACCTGAAGAAATGTGGACGGTGAAACGTGGCTGAACTGCAGAAAGTGGACGACTGGCTGAGTGCCTTGCTGGCGAATCTGGAACCAGCCGCCAGAAGCCGCATGATGCGCCAGCTGGCGCAGGAACTGCGCCGGACACAGCAGCAGAATATCAGGATGCAGCGCAACCCTGACGGCAGCAGCTATGAACCGCGACGGGTAACAGCACGAAGTAAAAAAGGGCGCATCAAACGTCAGATGTTTGCAAAGCTGCGCACCACAAAATACCTGAAAACCGCCGCCAGCGCGGATTCTGCCAGCGTACAGTTTGAAGGTAAGGTGCAGCGCATTGCCCGCGTTCATCATTACGGCCTGCGCGATCGCGTCAGTCCAAAGGGGGGAGTCATTAAGTATCCATCCCGAAAATTGCTGGGTTTAAATGAACATACTGAAAATGAAGTAAGAGATTTACTTTTAAAGTATTTTTTGATGAAAAATTAGAATGTTTACGCACTTAATAAACTTAAATAACTTTTTATGCTTTGGCAAAAAGGGAAAAGGTCTATTTTAATTTTCCAGTTTTTTTTGTTTTGAACCCCAGAAGCAATAATAGAACCATCCCAATATTTTATTCCATTTTTGCCGGTCTTTTTTGTTAACTCAAAACTTAATGCGTGAATAATTTTATTGCAGCATTCGCGTATAGAACCTTTAACATGACCATCTATAACAAAAAGTATATTTTCATGTTCTTCAAATGCTTCTTTCTCAGGTGAGTAATCTGGGTTCCACTCATGTTCACTAGTGTCTTGGAGAATTCGTAGTTTTGTACAAAGGCTAATAAGATTGTTGCTAATGGTATATTCCAACCATCCGTTGTACGATAACTCCTCCATTTCAAATTCAGTTACTATAGAATCATCATATACTTTCTGTGTGGAATATATACGCTGTAAATAAAATTCAGATGAACAGCATAATTGCTCAATTATTCTTGCGTGTTCTTCTATAGCGTAATAATCAATTGGATGGCTCATTCTTTTACCTTTCTTCGATTGGAATTGTATTTGTGTCATTTACCACACAAGGACGTATTGATGCCATAGATTCAAGGTCCGTGCAACCTAACCCTATGAACGCACAACTAACCGAAATCATGCGCCTTATCACCAACCTGATCCGCACTGGGGTAGTCACCGAAGTGGATCGGGAGAACTGGCTTTGCCGGGTGAAAACGGGCGAGCTTGAAACCAACTGGATCAGCTGGCTGACGCTGCGTGCCGGAAATGCCCGGACATGGTGGCGACCATCGGAAGGTGAGCAGGTGGTGCTGCTGAGTCTGGGCGGCAATCTGGAGACTGCCTTTGCGCTGCCCGCTGTCTATTCGAATCAGTTCGCACCACCGTCGACGTCGGCGGACGCCTGCGTGACAGAACATCCTGACGGTGGCTGGTTTGAATACGAACCCGCCACCGGGCGCTGGTATGTCAGGGGCATCAAATCAATGGTCATTGAGGCCGCTGACAACATCACCCTGAAAACCAATGAGTTTGTACTGGAGGCTGACCGCACGCGCATTAACAGCGAAGTGGTGATCAATGGTGGCGTTACCCAGGGCGGCGGAGCGATGAGTTCTAACGGGATCGTGGTTGATGCGCATCAGCATACTGGCGTCCTGAAAGGCGGCGACACAACCGGAGGCCCGGTATGACGCTTTATAGCGGGATGAACAATACCAGCGGTAAAGCCATTACTGATATTGACCATCTGCGCCAGTCGGTGCGGGACATTCTGCTGACGCCGCAGGGTAGTCGCATTGCCCGTCGGGAATATGGTTCCCTGCTGTCGGCACTGATTGATCAGCCACAAAATCCGGCATTACGCCTGCAGGTTATGTCGGCTGTGTATGTGGCACTGAGTCGCTGGGAGCCACGGCTGGCGCTCGATTCCATCACTATTAACAGCAATTTTGACGGTTCAATGGTGGTGGAGCTGAGCGGGCGGCGTAATAACGGTGTGCCTGTGTCCCTTTCAGTATCAACAGGAGCAGAGAATGGCAGTGATTGACCTTTCGCAGTTGCCTGCGCCGCAGATTGTGGATGTGCCGGACTTTGAGACGCTGCTTGCCGAACGCAAGGCCGGATTTGTTGCGCTTCATCCGAAAGATGAGCAGGAAGCAGTGATCCGCACGCTGGAACTGGAATCTGAACCCGTCACCAAATTGCTGCAGGAGAACGCTTACCGTGAGTTGCTTCTGCGCCAGCGCATTAACGAAGCCGCGCAGGCTGTGATGGTGGCTTACGCGATGGGCAGCGATCTTGACCAGCTCGCTGCCAACTACAACGTGAAACGCCTGACGGTGACGCCTGCTGATAATGACGCTGTGCCGCCCGTTGCAGCTGTGATGGAAAGCGATGAAGCGTTACGCCTGCGTGTGCCTGCAGCCTTTGAAGGGCTTTCAGTTGCGGGGCCAACTGCAGCTTATGAATTTCATGCCCGAAGCGCCGACGGTCGGGTGGCGGATGCCAGTGCAACCAGCTCGGCACCTGCAGAGGTGGTGCTGACTGTCCTTAGCCGCGAAGGCGATGGAACTGCAGAAAAAGACCTGCTGGACGTGGTGGAAAAAGCTCTGAACAGTGAGAACGTCCGCCCGGTGGCTGACCGTCTTACGGTTCGCAGCGCAGAAATCATCCCGTATCGCGTGGAAGCCACCATTTTTCTCTATCCTGGACCGGAAGCAGAGCCGGTAATGGCAGCGGCAAAAGCCAGCCTGCAGAAGTACATCGCCAGTCAGACGCGTCTTGGTCTGGATATTCGCCGTAGCGCCATCTTTGCCGCCCTGCATGTTGAGGGTGTGCAGCGTGTGGAGCTGGCTTCTCCTCTGGAGGATGTGGTCCTGAACAAAACACAGGCGGCATCATGTACGCAGTGGAGCGTAACCAACGGAGGAACGGATGAATAGTCTGCTGCCACCGGGTTCAACACCACTGGAGCGCCGACTGGCGCAAACCTGCAGCGGGATTTCTGATCTGCAGGTGCCGCTTCGTGACTTGTGGAATCCGGCAACCTGTCCGGTCAGTTTCCTGCCTTATCTCGCCTGGGCGTTCTCTGTAGATCGCTGGGACGAGGGCTGGACAGAAAGCGTCAAGCGCCAGGTGGTGAAGGATGCTTTTTATATTCATCAGCATAAAGGGACCACCAGTGCCGTGCGGCGGGTGGTGGAGCCGTTCGGCTTTCTGATCCGCATTATTGAGTGGTGGCAGACCGGAGAGGCACCGGGCACGTTTCGCCTGGATATCGGCGTGCAGGACCAGGGTATCACTGAAGATACCTATCTGGAACTTGAGCGACTGATAAGCGATGCCAAACCATGTAGCCGCCACATGATCGGCATATCCATCAATCTGCAGACCAGCGGCCCGCATTGGGTGGGAGCCGCCAGCTATCTTGGCGAAGAAATCACGATCTATCCGTATATCAACGAAACGATTATTTCCGGTGGCACCGCGCATGAAGGCGGGGCGGTCCATGTTATTGACACAATGAGAGTGAATCCATGAGCACAAAATTTTATACCCTGCTGACGGATATTGGCGCGGCGAAACTTGCCAGCGCCACCGCGCTCGGTGTGCCGCTAAAAATTACCCATATGGCGGTGGGCGATGGCGGCGGAGTATTGCCAACGCCGGACGCAAAGCAGACGGCACTGGTAAATGAGAAACGCCGGGCTGCGCTGAATATGCTTTATATCGACCCGCAGAACAGCAGCCAGATTATTGCTGAACAGGTGATCCCTGAAAACGAGGGCGGTTGGTGGATACGTGAAGTGGGCTTGTTTGATGAGTCCGGGGCATTGATTGCCGTGGGTAACTGCCCGGAAAGCTATAAGCCGCAACTGGCTGAAGGCAGTGGGCGTACCCAGACCGTGCGCATGGTGCTGATTACCAGCAGTACGGACAATATCATCCTGAAAATCGACCCTGCTGTAGTGCTGGCAACCCGCAAGTATGTGGATGACAAAATATCAGAGCACGAACAGTCACGACGTCACCCGGACGCCTCGCTGACCGCAAAAGGTTTTACTCAGTTAAGCAGTGCGACCAACAGTGAATCCGAAATACTGGCCGCAACACCGAAGGCTGTGAAGGCTGCATATGATCTTGCAGCAGGTAAAGCATCCGCCAGTCACACGCACCCGTGGAGCCAGATAACAGATGTGCCTGCAGCTTCACTGACGGTAAAAGGCACCGTGCAACTCAGCAGCGCTACTAACAGCACGTCAGAAACGCAGGCTGCCACACCAAAAGCCGTGAAGGCTGCATATGATCTTGCAGCAGGTAAAGCATCCGCCAGTCACACACACCCGTGGAATCAGATAACGGATGTGCCTGCAGCTTCACTGACGGTAAAAGGCACCGTGCAACTCAGCAGCGCCACTAACAGCACGTCAGAAATGCAGGCTGCCACACCAAAGGCAGTGAAGGCGGCATATGACCTTGCAGCAGGTAAGGCACCTGTCAGTCACACGCACCCGTGGAGCCAGATAACAGATGTGCCTGCAGCTTCACTGACGGTAAAAGGCACCGTGCAACTCAGCAGCGCTACTAACAGCACGTCAGAAACGCAGGCTGCCACACCAAAAGCCGTGAAGGCTGTATATGACCTTGCCAATGGAAAACAACCTGCCGACGCCACACTGACCGCACTGGCAGGCCTTGCCACTGCGGCAGACAAACTTCCGTATTTTACGGGGAATGATACAGCCAGCCTGACAACCCTGACTAACGTTGGACGGAATATTCTGGATAAAGCAAGCACACAGGCGGTTATTCAATATCTTGGTCTGAGCGATGCAAGTGGATACGTTGGACGCTGGCTGAATACCCGGGTTTTCACCTCATCAGGTACGTACACCACGACGCCAGGAACAAAACGGATTAGGGTCACAATAACGGGCGGCGGTGGCGGAGGGGGCGGCTGCAAGGCTATATCCAATAATGAAACGTTTTTCGGTGCTGGCGGCGGGGCAGGTGGGACAGTAATCACCACGCTGATCCTGACGAAGGATAGTTATCCTGTCACTATCGGCGCAGGTGGGGCCGGCGGCGTTAGTGCGACGAACGGCCTCAAGGGCGGTGATAGCTCGTTCGGATCGGTAATAGCCCCTGGTGGTGAAGGTGGTGGAAAATCAGGAGTCACAAACACGAACGGTGGTAACGGCGGTGTGCCAAGTACTGGCGGTATCAACATCATTGGTGGAAATGGAGGCGACGGTCAGTCCGGAAATATCGGCGTCAGCGGTGAAGGCGGAACATCGCACTGGGGTGGCGGTGGACGCGCAGGCGCTGGCGGTGGTGTTAGTGGTAAGGCATATGGTTCAGGTGGCGGTGGCGCATACGATGCCGGTTATAGCGGAACCAGTATGACAGGCGGGAAAGGTGCCGCTGGGATTTGTATTATCGAGGAGTTTGCATAATGAATGCGTCATATGCAGTTATTGAAAATGGGATGGTTGTGAATGTCATTGTCTGGGATGGCGAGGCTGAATTCACAGTGCCGGATAATCAGCAGCTCATTAATATTTCTGATATCAGTGAGCAGCCCGGAATCGGCTGGGTTTATTCAGACGGGGGATTTACTGCACCACCCACCCAGGAACGTTCTCATGATGAACTGGTAGCTGACGCTGAACAGAAAAAACAGTCGCTGTTAGACGCAGCAATGGCCAATATCAGCGTGATTCAGTTAAAGCTGCAGGCCGGGCGCAAACTGACGCAAGAGGAAACTACTCGACTTAACGTTGTGCTGGATTATATCGAGGCTGTGACGGCAACAGATACCAGCACCGCACCTGATATTATTTGGCCTGTTTTCCCTGCAAGCAGATAAATACCGTCATTTTGTGTGAATAACGGTACAACTGCGCTTAGCTGCTTGTCAGACACAATCACTTCAACATAGGGCGAAGCCTAATCCAATCAGGAGGTTCGCCACTATGGCTCAGGATTACCACCACGGAGTGCGCGTTGTTGAAGTCAACGAAGGCACTCGATCCATTACCACGGTGAGCACCGCCATCGTGGGCATGGTCTGCACGGGCGATGATGCCGATGCAAAAATGTTCCCTCTTAATAAACCCGTGCTGATCACTGATGTGCTTACTGCCAGCGGTAAGGCGGGTGAATCCGGTACGCTGGCCCGTTCGCTGGATGCCATCGCTGACCAGGCAAAACCCGTGACCGTTGTTGTGCGTGTGCCGCAGGGTGAAACGGAAGAAGAAACCACGACCAATATCATCGGCGCAGTGACTGCTGAAGGTAAAAAAACTGGTATGAAAGCCCTGTTATCTGCCCAGTCACAGCTCGGTGTTAAACCGCGCATTCTCGGCGTGCCGGGGCACGATAATAAAGCCGTTGCTACTGAGTTGCTGGGCGTGGCGCAAAGCCTGCGTGGGTTTGCTTACCTGTCAGCGTATGGCTGCAAGACGGTGCAGGAGGCGATCACTTACCGTAAAAACTTCAGTCAGCGTGAAGGGATGCTGATTTGGCCTGACTTTACTGGCTGGGACACGGTGCTGAATGCCGACGCAACGGCATATGCCACCGCCCGTGCGCTTGGTCTGCGTGCCAAAATTGATGAGCAGACAGGGTGGCACAAAAGCCTGTCCAACGTGGGCGTGAACGGTGTCACCGGAATTTCTGCTGATGTGTTCTGGGATCTGCAGGACCCGGCAACTGATGCGGGACTACTTAACCAGAACGATGTTACCACACTTATCCGCAAAGACGGCTTTCGCTTCTGGGGTTCCCGCTGCCTGAGTGATGACCCACTCTTTGCCTTCGAAAACTACACCCGCACGGCGCAGGTGCTGATGGACACGATGGCAGAAGCGCCAATGTGGGCGGTCGACAAACCGCTGAATCCGTCGCTGGCCCGCGACATTATCGAAGGTATCCGCGCCAAAATGCGCAGCCTGATCAGTCAGGGCTATCTCATTGGTGGCGATTGCTGGCTGGATGAGTCGGTGAACGACAAAGACACTCTGAAAGCTGGAAAACTCACCATCGACTACGACTACACACCAGTGCCGCCACTTGAAAACCTGATGCTGCGTCAGCGCATCACCGATCAGTACCTGGTGAATTTCTCCAGCCAGGTCAGCGCGTAAGGGGACAACATGGCTTTACCACGCAAATTAAAACACCTCAACCTGTTTAACGACGGGAACAACTGGCAGGGGATCGTTGAGTCGCTGACGCTGCCGAAATTCACCCGCAAATATGAGAAGTATCGCGGTGGCGGAATGCCGGGTGCAGTGGATGTGGATTTGGGGCTGGATGATAGTGCGCTGGACACAGAATTTTCCATTGGTGGTACTGAACTGCTGCTGTTTAAGCAGATGGGCAAAGTCACGGTGGATGGTATCCAGTTGCGCTTTACCGGCTCTATTCAGCGTGACGATACCGGGGAAGTGCAGGCCGTGGAGCTTGTGGTGCGTGGACGTCACAAAGAAGTGGATTCCGGCGAGTGGAAGACGGGCGAAAGCAACACCACCAAAGTGACCAGTACCAACAGCTACGCGAAGCTGACTATCAATGGTGAGGTGCTCTATGAAGTGGACCTTATCAACATGGTGGAAATTGTGGACGGCGTGGACCTGATGGAAGCGCACCGCAACGCCCTCGGCCTCTGATGTATCTGAACGGCGCGGGATTCCGCGCCAGAACCCAATTGACAGGACAGAAAAATGAGCGATAAGCAGACTGAAAAGACTATTCAACTGGATACCCCTATCAAGCGCGGTAAAACGGAAATCACCGAAATTGTGCTGCGTAAACCGCAGTCCGGTGCACTGCGCGGTACACGCCTGCAGGCTATTATGGATATGGATGTGAACGCGATGATGACCGTGATCCCCCGCATCTCCAGCCCGGCACTGACTGCACAGGAAATTGCAGAGATGGACCCGGCAGATCTCACCGCTATGTCGGTTGAGGTTGTCACTTTTTTGTTGAAGAAGTCGGTACTTGCCGGTTTACCGACAGCCTGACGGTTGACGATCTGGTGGCTGATATCGCCACCATCTTTCACTGGCCGCCATCCGTTACTGACGTTATGCCGCTGACCGAAGTGCTGGAATGGCGGTATAAAGCGATTCAGAGAAGCGGGGCCAACGATGAGTGATAATAACCTGCGCCTGCAGGTCATTCTTAATGCGGTTGACAAACTCACCCGCCCATTCCGTGCTGCACAGGCCAGTTCGAAAGAGCTGGCTGGCGCAATCAGAAACTCCCGTGACGCATTAAAGCAACTCAATCAGGCGGGTAACAGCTTGGAAAAATTTCGCAAGCTGCAGGCCGATAACAAGAAGTTAGGCGACAGGCTGAACTATGCCAGACAGAAGGCAAATTTGCTTAGTTCTGAGCTGGAAGCGATGGAACAACCATCACAACGGCACCTTGTGGCTTTAGGTCGGCAAACGCTGGCAGTCCAACGCCTGGAAGAACAACAAAAATATTTGCAGAAGCAAACGGCGCTTGTGCGTGCAGAACTGTACCGGACGGGAATTTCTGCGAAAGATGATGCGGGAGCAACTGCCCGTTTAGCCCGTGAAACATCACGTTATAACCAGGAATTGTCGAAACAGGAGGCGCGGCTGAAGCGACTGGGTGAAGCTCAGCGCAGGATGAATGCGGCGCGTGCCAGTTATGCCCGTTCGCTGGAGGTGCGCGATCGTATTGCAGGAGCCGGAGCCACTACCACGGCTGCAGGGCTGGCAATGGGGACGCCAGTGATGGCGGCAGTAAAAAGCTATACCAGCATGGAAGATGCCATGAAAGGTGTGGCAAAGCAGGTCAATGGTCTGCGTGACGATAATGGAAACCGTACTGCACGTTTTTATGAAATGCAGGATGCCATCAAGGCTGCCAGCGAACAGTTGCCGATGGAAAACGGTGCGGTGGACTTCGCTGCACTGGTTGAAGGTGGTGCGCGCATGAACGTCGCAGACCCTGACGACAGCTGGGAAGACCAGAAACGTGACCTGCTGGCCTTCGCCAGTACGGCAGCAAAGGCGGCAACAGCCTTTGAGCTGCCAGCGGATGAACTGTCAGAAAGTCTGGGGAAAATCGCCCAGCTCTACAAAATACCTACCCGCAATATTGAACAGCTCGGCGATGCGCTGAACTATCTGGATGATAACGCCATGTCGAAAGGGGCGGACATCATTGATGTGATGCAACGTCTGGGCGGTGTGGCTGACCGTCTGGATTATAGTAAAGCGGCGGCACTGGGTTCCACCTTTCTGACACTGGGCGCTGCGCCGGAGGTTGCAGCCAGTGCAGCAAACGCGATGGTGCGTGAATTGTCCATTGCCACCATGCAAAGCAAGAGTTTCTTTGAAGGGATGAATCTGCTGAAACTCAATCCTGAAGTGATTGAAAAGCAGATGACGAAGGATGCGATGGGAACTATCCAGCGTGTGCTGGAGAAGGTGAACGCACTGCCGCAGGACAAGCGTCTGTCTGCCATGACCATGTTGTTTGGTAAAGAGTTTGGCGATGACGCGGCGAAACTGGCAAACAACCTGCCGGAACTACAGCGCCAGCTAAAACTGACAGCGGGCAATGATGCGCTCGGTTCCATGCAGAAAGAATCCGACATCAACAAGGACTCACTTTCTGCTCAGTGGTTGCTGGTTAAAACCGGAGCGCAGAATACCTTCAGCAGCCTGGGAGAAACGCTGTGCCAGCCGCTGATGGATATTCTGTACACGGTGAAAAGCGTTACGGGAGCGTTGCGTCGCTGGGTGGAAGCTAACCCGGAACTGACGGGCACACTGATGAAAGTAGCCGCTATTGTGGCTGCGGTTACCGTAGGCCTCGGCACCTTGGCTGTGGCGCTGGCTGCAGTGCTGGGGCCGCTGGCAGTCATCCGTCTGGGATTCTCTGTGCTGGGCATCAAAACGTTACCTTCCATTACGGCAGCAGTAACACGAACTAGCAGCGCGTTGTCCTGGCTGGCTGGCGCTCCACTGGCAGTGCTGCGACGCGGGCTTGCTTCATCGGGTAACGCAGCGGGTTTACTTACTGCGCCGTTGTCGTCTTTGCGCCGTACGGCATCACTGACGGGAAATGTCCTGAAAACTGTAGCAGGTGCGCCGGTTGCACTATTGCGGTCTGGATTATCCGCTTTACATGCTGTTGCTGTGATGTTTATGAATCCTCTGGCGGTACTGCGCGGTGGACTGGCTGCCGTAGGCGCGGTGCTTCGTGTGCTTGCATCTGGTCCGCTGGCGATGCTGCGCGTTGCCCTGTATGCCATATCTGGTCTGTTAGGTGCTCTGCTCAGTCCGATAGGTCTTGTGGTTACTGCACTGGCGGGCGTGGCGCTGGTTGTCTGGAAATACTGGCAACCCATCACCGCATTTCTCGGTGGCGTGGTGGAAGGATTCAAAGCGGCGGCAGGTCCCATCAGTGCTGCATTCGAACCACTTAAGCCTGTGTTTCAGTGGATTGGCGACAAAGTACAGGCGCTGTGGGGCTGGTTTACTGATCTGCTGACGCCCGTTAAGTCGACCTCTGCCGAACTGCAGAGTGCAGCGGCAATGGGGCGGCGATTCGGGGAGGCACTGGCGGAAGGGCTGAATATGGTCATGCATCCGCTGGACTCCCTGAAATCCGGCGTTTCCTGGTTGCTGGAGAAGCTCGGCATTGTCAGTAAAGAGGCCGCAAAGGCAAAACTGCCGGAAAGCGTGACGCGTCAGCAACCTGCGACGGTGAATGCAGACGGTAAAGTGATGATGCCATCGGGTGGTTTTCCATCATGGGGATATGGCTTTGCGGGGATGTATGACAGCGGCGGGTATATCCCGCGCGGGCAGTTTGGCATCGTCGGTGAAAACGGGCCGGAAATTGTTAACGGCCCGGCAAATGTGACCAGCCGGAGAAATACAGCTGCACTGGCTGCCGTTGTTGCCGGAATGATGGGCGTTGCTGCCGCGCCTGCAGAGCTTCCACCGTTGCATCCTTTGGCACTTCCCGCGAAAGGCGGCGAAGCGATGGTGAGTCGTGCAGCCACTGTGCCGCCCGTTCACCGGATTGAGGCACCGACGCAGATCATCATTCAGACGCAGCTAGGACAAAGTGCGCAGGATATTGCGCGGGAGGTGGCACGCCAGCTTGATGAACGTGAACGCAGGCTGAAGGCAAAAGCCAGGAGTAACTACAGCGATCAGGGGGGATACGACGCATGATGATGGTGCTGGGATTGTACGTGTTTATGCTGCGCACCGTTCCGTATCAGGAACTGCAGTATCAACGCAGCTGGCGACATGCGGCAAACAGCCGGGTAAACCGTCGTCCGTCCACGCAGTTTCTGGGACCGGACAACGACATGCTGACGCTTTCCGGTGTTCTTATGCCGGAGATAACAGGCGGCAGGCTGTCGTTGCTGGCTCTGGAGCAGATGGCAGAACAGGGGAAAGCATGGCCCCTGATTGAAGGTAGCGGCACGATTTACGGCATGTATGTGATTGAGGGACTGAATCAGACTAAAACGGAGTTTTTCCGCGACGGTATGCCGCGCCGGATTGAGTTCACCCTGTCGCTCAAACGGGTGGATGAATCCCTGTCCGATATGTTCGGTGATCTCAATTCGCAGCTGAATAAGCTGCAGGACACGGCAACATCTGCATTAAGCGATATCAGTAAAACTGTGGGAGGGCTGTTGTCGTGAATTTCAGCTCTGAACTGCTTAACAAAGGTAACAAAACTCCCGCATTCAGCATCAGTATTGAGGGCAGGGATATCACCACTGTGCTGGATAACCGCCTGATGAGGCTGACGCTGACGGATAACCGGGGCTTTGAAGCGGACCAGCTTGATCTGGAGCTGGACGACGCCGATGGAAAAATAGCGCTGCCGCGCCGTGGTGCTGTCATTACGCTGGCGCTGGGCTGGAAGGGGCAGCCGCTTTTCCCGAAAGGGGCATTCACGGTGGACGAGATTGAACACACTGGCGCACCGGACCGCCTGACTATCCGGGCGCGAAGTGCTGATTTTCGGGAAACGCTGAATACCCGCCGTGAAAAATCGTGGCATAAGACCACCGTCGGGGAAGTGGTGAAGGAAATAGCCTCGCGGCATAAGCTGAAGATGGCACTGGGTAAAGACCTGTCGGATAAGCTCGTAGAGCATATAGACCAGACTAATGAGAGTGACGGTAGTTTTCTGATGCGGCTGGCGCGACAGTACGGTGCCATCGCGTCGGTGAAAAATGGCAATCTGTTATTCATCCGGCAGGGGCAGGGCAAAAGCGCCACTGGTAAACCACTGCCGGTGATCACTATCACACGCAAGGACGGCGACAGTCACCGCTTTACCCTGGCAGATCGCGGAGCCTACACGGGCGTAATTGCCAGTTGGTTGCATACCCGCGAACCCGCGAAGAAAGAAAGCACCACGGTGAAGCGTAAGCGCAGGACTAAGAAGCAGAAGAAAGAGCCGGAAGCGAAGCAGGGCGATTACCTGGTGGGTACGGATGAAAACGTGCTGGTACTTAATCGCACCTATGCTAATCGGAGTAACGCCGAACGGGCAGCGAAAATGCAGTGGGAACGCCTGCAACGCGGCGTTGCGTCATTCTCGCTACAACTGGCGGAAGGGCGGGCAGATCTCTACACGGAAATGCCAGTGAAAGTCAGTGGCTTTAAACAGCCGATAGATGATGCGGAATGGACCATTACGACTCTGACGCATACCGTCAGCCCGGATAACGGTTTTACGACCAGTCTGGAGCTTGAAGTGAGGATTGATGATTTCGAAATGGAATGATTCTTCGCAATGGAGAACTTTTAAGTTTGTAAAATAGAATAATGCGGTATCATTATTGTGAATTTAGCAAAAATGGGGAGAGCTCGAAAAATGATGATTTGCCCACTGTGTGGAAGTGCCGCCCATACTCGCAGCAGTTTTCAGGTATCTTCATTGACCAAAGAGCGTTACAACCAGTGCCAGAACATTAACTGCAGCCATACTTTTGTTACCCATGAAACTTTTGTTCGTTCGATTGCAACGCCAAAAGAGTCAAATCCGGTTCAGCCGCATCCAATGAAATCAGGACAGGTGGCGCTCTCTCTTTGACGCTGCCGCCATTTTGTCGCCATCGTTAAAAAACAGTGCTTCTAACATCATGATTTTAAACAGCTTAAATTTCAGGCAACAAAAAACCCATCAACCTTGAACCGAAATGGCGGGGTTGATGGGCTCCACAAAATGGGGACATCAAAGAAAAGCAGTGGCACTAATTAAGACTGATGCCCTGCGGAAAAGTTCTGCGGTTGTGCAAAAAAATTTCATTTTCAGGGCAACTTCAGTTTTATCCTAATCCTGGCCATACCATGACGATGATTGTCCCTGCCAGCGTCAGCAGGACGTTGGCGATTGCGTAGGTGCCCGCATAGCCCAGCGCAGGGATGTTACTGCGAGCTGTATCACTGATGATCTCCATTGCCGGCGCGCAGGTGCGTGCGCCCATCATTGCGCCGAACAACAGTGCGCGGTTCATTCGCAATACATAAGCACCGAACAAGAAACAGATAACCACGGGCACAAGACTGACAATTAATCCGGCAATCAACATCTGACCGCCAATCGCGCCCAGGCCGTTATTAATACCGCTACCGGCGCTCAGACCAACGCCTGCCATAAACACCATCAAGCCGAACTCTTTCACCATGCTTAATGCACCTTGCGGAATGTAACCGAAGGTCGGGTGGTTAGCACGCATAAAGCCCAGCATAATTCCGGCGAATAACAACCCGGCAGCGTTCCCCATGCCGAAACTGAATGTGCTGAACTGGAAGGTGATCATCCCGATCATCAGCCCAATAACAAAGAAGGCGCAAAATGCCAGCAGGTCAGTGACCTGGCTGTGAATCGAGATAAAGCCGATGCGATCGGCGATGGTTTTTACGCGACGGGCATCACCGCTGACTTGTAAAACGTCACCTTTGTTAAGCACGACGTTGTCATCTATCGGCATCTCAATCTGGCTACGAATGACGCGGTTAAGGAAGCAACCGTGATCGGTCAACTTCAGTTGTGCGAGACGTTTACCTACAGCGTTATGGTTTTTAACGACCACTTCTTCAGTGACGATACGCATGTCGAGAAGGTCACGATCGAAAACTTCTTTACCGTTACGGAAGCTGGGATCGAGTCGGGCATGGGCGTCGGGATAGCCTACCAACGCTATTTCATCGCCCATTTGTAGCACGGCATCACCGTCTGGATTTGCCAGAATCCCGTTACGTCGAATACGTTCAATGTAGCAGCCGGTTTGTCGATAAATACCCAGTTCACGCAGATTTTTGCCGTCGGTCCAGGCCACCAGCTCCGGGCCGACGCGATAGGCGCGGATCACCGGTAAATAAACCTTACGGTTGGCATCAGTGTCCAGGCCACGTTCGCGGGCGATTTGCTGGGCGCTGGTCTGTAAGTCCTGATGCTGCAATTTCGGCAAGTAACGCGCACCAACAATCAAACTCACCAGACCGATTAAATAGGTTAAGGCATATCCGAGGCTCAGATTATCCAGTGCCAGTGAGAGCTGCCTGCTTTCCATACCGGAATGACGCAGTGTATCGCCAGCACCGACCAGAACCGGTGTCGACGTCATAGAGCCTGCTAACATACCGGCCGTCAGGCCAATATCCCAGCCAAACAGCTTACCTAACCCTAAGGCGATCACCAGCGCACTGCCAACCATCACCAGTGCTAACATTAGGTAATTTTTCCCATCGCGAAAAAAAATGGAAAAAAAGTTCGGTCCGGCTTCGACCCCGACGCAGAAAATAAACAGCATAAAGCCAAGATTAAGCGCATCGGTGTTAATGCTGAAATGTTGTTGGCCTAATAACAGCGATACGACTAAAACGCCAATGGAATTACCCAGTTGGATCGAACCAAGTCGTAACTTTCCGAGACATAGCCCAAGCGCGAGGACCACAAATAATAACAGAATGTAATTCCCATTTAACAATTCGGCGACGTTTATATTCACGGAGGCTAACTTCTTGTTTACTAGTAAGCTGTTGAAAGAAATGGTAATTTACGATAATGTTTTTTACCAGAATTCAGGGCGCAGATTCATTCAGCGCACCTAAACGATAGTAAAGTAACAATATATTTTACTAGTGTAATCACATTAGGTATCAACGGCTATATGAATTGCGTTGGCCTATATTAGCATGGAATGCGAAGCGGCTTTATCTTACTGAACGCCACACTGGCGAAAAATGTGTTCGATAGACGCAGTGTCAGGAGGAACGAGTGAAACATAAACAACGTTGGGCGGGGGCAATCTGCTGTTTTGTCCTCTTCATTGTGGTGTGCCTTTTTCTGGCGACGCACATGAAAGGCGCTTTTCGGGCTGCCGGGCATCCTGAAATCGGCTTGCTGTTTTTCATTCTTCCTGGAGCAGTTGCCAGTTTCTTTTCACAGCGTAGAGAAGTCCTGAAACCTCTATTTGGCGCAATGCTGGCGGCACCCTGTTCAATGCTTATTATGCGGCTGTTTTTTTCACCGACCCGCTCATTCTGGCAAGAGCTGGCATGGTTACTAAGCGCGGTGTTCTGGTGTGCGCTGGGGGCACTGTGTTTCTTATTTATCAGTAGTTTGTTTAAACCACAGCACAGAAAAAATCAGTAAAGCCCTCAACGCGAGGGCTTGTCAGACGATCAGGCGTCCAGATTTTCTTTCACCCATGCAGCAAAATCGGTATAGCCGCCGATATGTTGCTGATCGACAAAAATCTGCGGCACGGTTTCTACGGGTTTACCTGCCTTTTGTTGTAGATCTTCTTTAGTGATCCCTTCCGCACGAATATCTACATACTGATACTGAAAATCATCGCGTTCATTGCTCAATTTCTCAGCCAGATCTTTTGCACGCACACAGTAAGGGCAACCCGGACGACCAAAAATAACGGTTTGCAT